CATTCGTTTTACTAAAAAAATATATACTTATATACAAACAACTAAATTAAAAACAAAAATAGATTATGGAAAAAATTAGTTTAAAGTTACATGAAATTCTTACTTTGGATGCTGAATTAAATGGTGCAAAAAACCAACAAACAGGCGAAGTAACAATTAAAGGCTTAGCAAACGAAAAATTATCATTGGTTGTAAAATACCATATGAACGAACTCTCTAAGAAAGTTGCAGCTGAAAAGCAAAGTGTTGAAACATTAAGAGAAGAATTAATTAAGAAATTAGGTACAGAAGAAGATGGGCAAGTATTCATCAAAATGTACGATGAAGTATTAGATGAGGAAGGAAACATAGTTTCTCGTTCATTAACTGAAAACTTCTTAGAATTTAATAAAGAGTACGACACTCTTTTAAACGAAGTAAAAGAATTGGAATATCGTCCATTTGAATTATCAGAATTAGCATCAATTGAAACCGAAGCAAACTACGATGTTTTCTTCAAATTGATTAAAGCTCCTACCGAGTAATCATTAAGGTATTACCAATTTATTTTTTTAGTTAAAAGTTCATTACATATTTAAATGTTTTGAACTTTTAATTTATATTTATAGTAGAAATTTAAAAACTAATAAAGAAATAAAATGGCAGAAAAAATAGTATCACCAGGTGTTTTCACTAGAGAAAATGACCTTTCGTTCTTACAACAAGGTGTAGCAGAAATCGGAGCGGCTTTTATCGGCCCATTCAAAGAAGGACCGGTTGTACCAACTATTGTAAATTCACAAGCAGATTTTGAAACTCTTTTTGGTATCGTAGATGACACATACTACACACCATTAGCAGTACAATCATATTTAAGAGAAGCAGGAACTGCTACAATTGCAAGAATTGCAGGTGTTGGTGGTTATGTTGAAACAGCTCCTTTGTTGTTAACAGCAACTTCAGGTTCTACAACAGCATCTTTAGGTATATTATTCAACGCTGTATCAGCTTCTAACGCTGGTTTCGCTGGAACAACTGTAACATCAGGTTCAAATGGTGAATTCTTAATTTCAGGTTCAAATGCAGGTTTAATATCAGCATCTTTGGATTCAACTGATGTTAATGATATCGAAGCAGTATTTGGAGCATCTACAATGGGTTCTAAAAAACCTTATGTATATGGTTTCTTCAAAAACGCTGATATGACATTTGATTCTAATTTTTCAGCATCAGTAACTGTGTTGGGAAATCAATCATTCTTATTTGATGCACAAGAGGCAGTAACTCCAATGATTCAATCACAATTGATTAGTGGTGAGAGATTCCCATTATTCCAATTTGAAACATTAGGTGTTGGTAACTCAGCAAATACAAAAGTTAAAGTTGGTATTACAAATATTAAATCAGCAGGTTCTGTAAATGGTACTGATTATGGTACATTCACAGTAGTTGTTAGAGATTTCAATGATACAAACAAGAAAAAAGTTGTATTAGAAACATTCTCTAATGTAAACTTAGACCCTAATTCTCCTAACTACATCGCAAGAGTAATCGGAGATAGAAAAATGTCAATCGATTCAACTGGTAAAATTTCTGAAGCAGGTGATTGGGTAAATAACTCAAAATATGTTAGAATTGCAAACTTAAACGAAGGAGCACCTATTCAGGCAGTACCTTTCGCACATGCAGCTTATACATTACCTATTTCAGCATCTACATTAGTAGGTTCAAAAATACCAGCAGCAACATTGATAACTGCATCAGCAACTCAATATGGTGGTATCGATTTAGATTTCAATACTGATAACTTATTCTACGCTAAACCAATTCCAACAGGAGCAGGTGTAGGTTCTAACTCTGTATTTGGATTAGATGCAGCAAATGGTGGTACATTAGCAGTAGGTTCAACGGCAGCACAATTCGTTGTAGCATTCCAAGAAGGTTTTGATGGTATGAATCCAGCAACTCCAATCTACAAAGGAGCTGATATTACTGCTGGAAACTCACAAGGTTTCAACTTAGCAACTTCAACAGCAAGTGGTTCAGTAGCATATAGTAAAGCAATTGCGGCATTATCAAACGCAGATGAATTTGATATCAATATGGTTGTAACTCCAGGTGTTATCAGAAGATTACACACAGCAGTAGCAACTGATGTTTTAGATATGGTTGAGCAAAGAAATGATTGTTTCTATATTATGGATACAAACGCATTTAGTGATTCAATCGCACAAGCAAACACACAAGCACAAGCTATTGATTCAAATATGGCAGCAACTTACTACCCTTGGGTTAAGACAGTTGATGTTAACACAAACAAATTAATTGCAGTTCCACCATCAGTATTATTACCAGGTGTATTTGCAGCTAACGATAGAGTTGCGGCTGAGTGGTTCGCACCGGCAGGTTTGAATAGAGGTGGTTTATTAGGAGCAGTAAGTGTTCAAAATAGATTAACTCAATCAGAGAAAGATTCTTTATACGAAAACAAAGTAAACCCAATCGTACAATTCCCTGGACAAGGTATTGTAGTATTCGGACAGAAAACATTACAAGATAAGCCTTCAGCATTAGATAGAATCAATGTAAGAAGATTATTATTGACTGTTAGAAAGTATATCGCATCTACTTCTCGTTACTTAGTGTTCGAACAAAACACAGCAACAACAAGAAATAGATTCTTAAACATCGTTAATCCTTATTTAGAATCAATCCAACAAAGACAAGGTTTGTACGCATTCCGTGTTGTAATGGATGATACTAATAATACTCCTGATGTAATCGATAGAAACATTATGAAAGGTTCTATCTACTTACAACCAACTAAGACAGCTGAATTCATTCAAATTGATTTCAACATCTTACCAACTGGAGCAGCTTTTAACGGATAATTTAGAAATTAGATATTTATAATAGAAACAATTAAATAGACAAAAAGATGCCAGAAGTATTAGAGTTTGACAAAATGTTTTATACGAATTTCGAACCAAAGTTGGGTAACCGCTTTATTATGGAAATTGATGGTATAGAATCATATATAATTAAAACCGCAGCAAGACCAACTTTCACTTCAGAGATAGTTGAGTTAGACCATATAAATGTAAAGAGAAAGATTAAAGGAAAATCCAATTGGGATGATTTAGAAATCACTCTTTATGACCCAATCGTTCCATCAGGCGCTCAGCAAGTGATGGAGTGGGTAAGACAATCACACGAATCTATCACAGGTAGAGATGGATACGCAGCTTTCTATAAGAAAGATGTTACATTCTACTTATTAGGACCAGTGGGTGATAAAGTTGAACAATGGACTCTTAAAGGAGCATTCATTTCTTCAGCAAACTTTGGTGAATTGGATTGGGCTTCAAATGACCCACTTTCAATATCTTTAACTCTAACATTTGACTACGCAATTTTAGAATACTAATCTCTAATTGTAAACTTTAAAAATAAAAAGGGGTGTAGAAATACATCCCTTTTTTTATGTCTTATTTAGAATGATTCCAAATTTCAAAAATATTTAACAAAAGACTTGACTTTTGTTGTAAAATGTGTTACCTTTACTATGTAATAAAACGATAAAGATATGAATACTCTCCGATTTAACCGCCACGAATTGTTCTCCGAAAAAATGATGGATTTTCACTCTACTACTCTCCGACTGGTAGAAGATTACCACATAGCTAGAAATGAAAGTTGGTATACCCCACTATACAATATGTTGTGTGGAGTATGGGATGGTTACCTTTACACAGAAATGTTGGAAACGGCTAAACAAATGGGATTACCTACCCACATCACTAACCGAATTGAATTTACTGAATCGTATATTAAACTTTAAAATATAAAAATATGAATGGTATTGACATTAAAACATTAAAAGAAATTGAAGCTGAGTTTGGTAGTTTTGATATCAAACAAGTATGGGGTGGTACAAACGATATGTATCTTAGATTTGGATATTGGAGACGAGTTAATATCGGTAAACTTCAGGAGTTAATTGGAGCCGGTATCAGAGTTGTTGAAGATGATATCGATGATGATGATTGTGGTACATTATATTCCTATAAATTAAAATAAACTTTAAAATATAAAATTATGACTAACGAAGAAATTGTTGCGATGAGTTTAGTTGAGTATGTTGATTTCTTAATAGCTATGGCTGAGTTCAACGGCCATAATGACCCTCATAAGGTCAATTGGGATTACACATATTGGCATGGTGTGATTAGTGAAACTCGCTACAATGAGGCAACTCTGGCGTTAGATTTTAGAGGTATTCATTCTTGGAAATCTAATTATTAAAATATAAATTTTCGTAGTGTTTAGGAAAAAGGAGGACAGAAATGTTCTCCTTTTTTTATTTATATATATTTATATACAAACATTAAGTTATTATGGAAGAAAAATTAGAACAACAAGTTACAAGAGGATTGGGTTCTCAAACTACACAAAAAAGTTATCCATTCCCAACAGAGGTTATCAGTTTACCATCAAAAGGTTTATGTTATCCAGAATCATCTCCACTTGCTAAAGGAGAAATCACAATCAAATTGATGACTGCAAAAGAAGAAGATATCTTAACTTCATCAAATTTAATCAAAAAAGGTATTCACTTAGATAAATTGTTAGAATCAGTTGTAGTTGAACATGGTGTTAACATTGGAGATTTATTAATTGGTGATAAAAACGCTATTTTAATATCATCTAGAATATTGGCATTTGGACCTGAATATGGTGTAACAATAGCAGACCCAGAAAGTGGTGACCCGGTTGATGTTAATGTTGACTTATCTAAAATAAAGATAAAAGAAATAGATGAGAGTATTTTAAATAGAAGAAATGAGTATGATTTCACTTTGCCTGTTTCAAAAACTCCAATTAAATTTAAATTACTTAACCATAATGATGAGATGCTAATCAACAAAGATATTGAAGCATCTGAAAAAACATTAAAGCAGGGTAATGAAATTACTGCAAGATATAGAAGAATCATAATTGAAGTTGACGGAAATAGAGATTTGGGTTATATCAGTAATTTTGTATCAAATAGATTATTAGCAGGTGATTCTAAAGCATTGAGAAAACATATGGGCTCTATTACGCCAGATTTGGATTTAACATTTGAATATGAATCTCCATTGACCGGTGAGAAGGAGGCTCTCCGAATCCCATTTGGGGTTGACTTTTTTTATCCTGCCGATTAATTACTCTGTAGTACTACATCAGAAGATTTTCCAAATGATTTATTTTGCCAATGGTGGATTCACATGGCATGATTTATACTATATGCCTATTAAATTAAGAGATTTCTATTGGAGAGAACTACTTAAAGCAAAGGAAGAGGAAAACGAAACTATTGAGGCTTCAAAATCAAAAGCAAATAATTCTTCTAAAACTAGAAGAAGATGATATTTATAATAGTATTATAATATAAAAAAGCATGTCTAAAAGAATATTAGTAAAAGAAGCTGGTTTAATGGATTTTTTTAAGAGTTTTTTCCAAGCTAAAGCCGATGGAAACGAATCTGAGTGGCTACAAAGATTGAGAAAAGCTGACCCGGACTTAGCTGATGTTTGGAAAGATTACGATGATAAGTTATCTGCTAATATGAGATTGCAACAACAAACTTTGAAGAAATACGGATTGGACACTTCAAAAGTGGATAGCATGATTAAAAAATATGGATTAAAGAATGTTTAATTCATAAATCTGATTTGTAATGGCTAAAAATAATAGTTCTGTTTCAAATAGTGGTAAAACCGCAGAAATTATTGCGCAAGAAAAGATTGTCCAATTAAAAAAGGATGAAATTGCTTTAGATAAGCAAATAGTTAAAAATGCTCAAGAAAAAATAGATAATTTTAAAATATTTGAAAAATCTGGACAAAAGCTAACCGATATCCAAAAGAAGGAATTAGAATATGCTAAGCAAGATATAAAATTACAAGAAGATAAAGAAAAAGCTTTAAAAACCGAACAAAAGCTACTTTCTAAATTATACGAAACTGAGACTAAAAGAAAGAAGTTATTAAAAGATTCTATTACCGATGTAGATGAATTCGCATCATCACTACGAAGTTTAGGGGTTCAAGTAGGTAAGGATAATAAATTATTCGAAGCTATGAATAGCCATGTTGATTCTGTGGCTACTACATTAAATAGTGTAGGTCAAATAGTTGCGGAATTAGGAGATGAACAACAAAACTTACAAAAGCAAGTAATTGGAGCATCTGAAGCATATAAAAATTTAAACACAAATATAACTGTTGCAGGTAAAAAATTAATGCAACAAAAGATGACTCAATCGGAATATAATCAATTGATAAAAGATTCCTATGAAAATTTCGATGAGGTAATATCTAAAATTGACCAATCTACTGAAGCTGGTAAAGATTTATTTAAAATAATGACTGCATCTAAAAAAGAGATGGAGTCTTTTTACAAAGCAGCTCAAAAAAGTGAAAACGCAATACAAGGATTAAATACGGGATTAGACCAGATTTCATCATCAGGTGTTCCTGGTGTATCCGAATTATCTAATGTAATAAAAAGTGCAGCCGAAGGTGGTAAGGGATTAGGACTATCTATATTCGCATTAGGTGCCGCTTTAGGTGCTTTGGCATACAATTTAGGATTTGTTGGTGATAAGGTTGGCGATATTGCTGGTTTTGATGCTGAAATAGCTAAAACAACCGGTGCAATTGATGTATTAGAAAAGAAATTAGCAGCTGGTGCATTTGGTGGCAGAAATTTTGTTGTAGAAAAGGCTATGGCTCAATTCTCCGCATCAATGAGGCAAGCGGCCGCTTCTTTTCAAGCGGCTTCTAAAACTGCCTTATTTGGTAATGCAATTGGTGGAGTTGGATATGGGGCGGCTCAATTACAAATGGCTGGAATAGGTGCTGATAAAGTGGCGGCTGGTATGACAGCAGCAGCCGATGCAACTGGTAGAATGCCAACGGCAAAGATGGGAGCTGATATGGCTATTATGGCTGCTAGAACAGGTCAATCTGAAGAAAGTATAGCTTCAATCAATGAAGCATTTATGAGGATGGATGGTATGAGTGAAACTACTGCTCTTAATATGCAGGAAGGATTACGAAGTATGGCTAAGCAAGCTAATATTAATTTAGGTGGATTGATGACCGAAATGGCAGAATCATCTAAAGATATGTTAAGTTATCAAATTAAATCAGGTTCAGCATTAGCAAAACAAGTAACATTTGCTCGTTCAATGGGTGTAAGTTTTCAGGATATAGCAAAAGCTGGACAAAGTATGGTATTGAACTATAAAGATAGTATCAAATCAGAAATGCAGTTATCAGCTATGTTAGGTAAGAATGTTGACCTTTCTGAAGTAAGAGCTAAGTTTGCAAGTGGAGATACCGATGGAGCATTAAACGCATTAAAAGCACAAGGATTAGACCC